AAACACAGATGGAATGTACTCGTATGTCATCGTAGGTTCGGTAAGACAGTTGCAGTATTGAATCATTTGATTAGATCAGCTTTAACTTCTAAGAACAAGAACCCTAGGTATGCCTACATATCACCCACCTTCAAACAATCAAAAGCTATTGCTTGGGATTATATAAAACAGTTCACCGCTAAAATACCCCACACCAAATTCAACGAAACAGAACTGAGAGTTGATTTACCAAATGGCTCTCGTATCACCTTGCTAGGCTCAGAGAACTCAGATGGCTTGAGGGGTATATACCTTGATGGCTGCGTGATTGATGAGTATGCAAATGTAAATGATAAATTATTTCCTGAGATTATCAGACCAGCACTATCTGACAGAAAGGGGTACTGTGTTTTTATTGGGACTCCACAAGGAATGAATAATAATTTTTATGAACTATATCAACACGCACAAGGTGCAGATGATTGGTTTCATTATAAAGCTAAAGCTAGTGATACGAAAATTGTCGACCAAGAGGAACTAGACAAAGCGAAAGAGGTGATGGGTGAAAAGAAGTACCTACAAGAGTTTGAGTGTGATTGGATCGCAAACATAGAAGGTGCTATCTATGGCGATGAGATTGCAAAACTAGATAACAAACGACAGATAACTAGAGTGCCATACGATCCTAGTCTACCAGTATCAACAAGTTGGGACTTGGGAGTTTCAGATCATAGTGCAATAATATTTTATCAACAACTAGGTCGAGCAATCAATATTATCGACTATCATGAAGAAAGAGGTAAAGGACTACCGCATTATATACAGATAATAAAGGAAAAAGATTACATCTACAAAGATCACTTTGCACCACACGACATCGAAGTTACAGATTTTAGTAATGGTAAAACTCGAAGAGAGGTCGCCTATCAATTAGGAATTAGATTTAAGGTCGTGCCAAAAATTCCATTAGAAGATGGTATTCACGCAACGACAATGATTTTGCCGAGATGTTGGATTGATGTAGACCATTGCAAAAACTTGATAGATGCGTTAAGACACTACCATAGGAAGTACATCGACAAAAATAGAATGTTTAGATCGAAACCTGTACACGATTGGAGTTCACACGCTTGCGATGCCATGAGGTATCTAGCTGTTGGACTACAAGAAATAAATGATAGACAAATTGCTCCACAAAGTGTAGCAGATAATGAATACAGGATTTTATAATTATGGGATCAATATTTAGACCTAAAATGCCAGCGTTGCCGCCACCCCCACCACCGCCAGAGCCGCCTAGCACAGAATTATCTCCAGAGGAGAAAGAAAGAATTAAAAAAGAACAAGATGCGATTAGAAGAAAAAGAAAAGGTAGAAAAGAAACTATATTAACTGGTCCACTCGGAATACAAGAAACCGAGGAGGATGCTTTAGAAACATTGTTAGGAAAATAATATGCCGGGTCATTTTGGTGGAAGTCATAGTCATGGAGATAAAACTAAAAAAGGTTCTGATAGAGGACACTCAAGATTTAGTAGTGGAAGTGGTTACTATGGTGGAACAACTAAAACTAAAACTACAAGTCAAGGTGCAGACGATAAAAAGGTAGCTTATCTAACATCTACTAAAGGAAAAACAAACGCTAAAAAAGCTGCTGAGATAAAAGCAAAAAATAAAATAAAAAAAGATATGGAAGATTTTGCAAATCTTACATATCAACCACCAAAGTTTACAGGTCCAGCAGGAGCAATTTATTCTGGTTTACTTGGTGAAAAAACATTTAATGTTAATAAACAATATTACACAAGAAATGTTATTGGTAAAACAAATCCTAAAACAGGTCAGGCTTATGCTGGAACAGTAAAAGATTTTGAAACTTACATGAGAGGTAGAGGCTCTGGTGAATTAGATGCTATGGGTAGAACCATTAATAGAAGTGATAATGATGGTGGTGGAAGAGTTATAATTGAAAAAAAAGTTGGAGGTTCAACTATTCTCACTGAAACAAAAACAGAAGCTGAAAAAACTGCTGAAGCAAAAGAGGATGCAGAATATGATGCAAGAAAAACAAAACGAAGAGGTAGAAGAAGAACAATACTTACCTCTCAAACTGGTGCTACAGGAAATCTTCAATTAGGTAAAAGAAGTTTATTAGGTGTATAATGGCAAAAACTGATTTAACTAAAACTATCATGGCGAGATTTGATCGCCTTAAAACTGGTAGACAAAATTGGGAAACACATTGGCAAGAAGTTGCAGATTACATGCAACCAAGAAAAGCTGATGTAACTAGAACAAGATCAAAAGGTGATAAACGAACAGAACTAATTTTCGACTCCTCTCCAATACAAGCTGTAGAATTGTTAGCTGCATCTTTACATGGGATGCTGACTAACCCTTCTACTCCTTGGTTCTCACTTAGATATAAGGATGAAGGATTAGATTCAGATGATGAAGCTAAACTTTGGTTAGAGGGTGTAACCGATACCATGTACACTGCTTTCAATAGATCAAACTTTCAACAAGAAATATTTGAATTGTATCATGATCTAATTACATTTGGTACTGCTGCAATGTTTATTGAGGAAGATCAAAATGATCTTTTAAAATTTTCAACAAGACACATTAATGAAATCTATGTAACTGAAAATGATAAAGGCAGAATAGATACAGTATATAGAAAATTTAAAATAACACTTAGAGCTGCTGCTCAACAGTTTGGAGGTTCTCTATCTGAAGAAGCTAAAAGAAAAGTTGATAAAGACCCATTTGATGAAATAGATATTTTACACGCAGTATATCCAAGACAAGATTTTAACCCCACAAAAAAAGATAAAAAGAACATGGAGTTTGAGTCTGTTTATGTAGAATACAAAAATGGTAATGAACTATCAGTAGGTGGCTTTGTTGAGTTTCCTTTTGTAGTTCCAAGATATTTAAAAGCATCACATGAAATCTATGGTAGATCACCAGCTATGACAGCTCTGCCAGATGTTAAGATGCTAAATGAAATGTCAAAGACAACTATCAAAGCTGCACAGAAACAAGTAGACCCACCTCTATTAGTTCCTGATGATGGTTTCTTATTACCAGTTAGAACTGTACCGGGAGGACTAAACTTTTATAGATCAGGTACAAGAGATAGAATTGAACCATTAAACATTGGTGCAAACAATCCATTAGGTTTGAATATGGAAGAGCAAAGAAGAACTGCAATTAGAAATGTATTTTATGTAGATCAACTATTGTTACAACAAGGACCACAGATGACAGCAACAGAGGTCATACAAAGAAACGAAGAAAAGATGAGATTGTTAGGACCAGTATTAGGTAGACTACAATCAGAATTATTAAAACCAATGATTGATAGATGCTTTGCAATACTTTTAAGAAACAATCAGTTTGCTCAAGCACCTGAGTTTTTATCTGGTCAAGATATTGAAATTGAATATGTATCACCATTAGCTAAAGCACAAAAAGGTACAGAGCTTTCATCAATCACTAGAGCAATAGAAATATTAGGATCACTTGCTAATGTTGCTCCTGTATTTGATTACATAAACTTTGATGCGTTAGTTAAACATGTTGCTGATCTTGTAGGAGTTCCGCAAAAAGTTTTAAAACTACAATCACAAGTAAACGCTGAGAGAGAACAAGCAGCACAACAACAAGAACAAATGGCACAGATGCAACAACTGCAACAAGTAGCCAAAGCAGGAGGAGATATAGCACCGCTAGCGAAAGCATTGCCAGACGAAGCAAGAGCTGTAGCAAATGCTGAAGCGGAATAGTATGGAAGCAAAACAACTAGAGAAATACTTACAAGAACTACAAACAGATTATAAAACAGTATTCAATTCAGACGAAGGCGTAAGAGTCATGGCTGATCTTGAGAAACGATGTCATTTTATGACTACCACCAATATTAAAGGTGATAGTCATGAAAGTGCATATATGGAAGGACAACGCAGCGTTCTTCTATTTATAAAATCAATGCTGCAAAAAAAGGATAAATAAAATGTCAAGCGAACAGATAACACAGGAAACTGTG